CCCCCGCCAGTACGGGCGCGGCTACACCGTGCGTGCGCGGTGCTGAATGAGTGATCTGGTTCAAAACTGGTCCTCCGCCAGGATGCCGCCGCTGATCACGGCCGAGCCGATGAACATGCCCTTGCTGTCATGGCCGCCATAGGCGACCGGCACGGGGTTGCCTTGCGCTTGAGTGTTGACGGTGCCGTTCATGCTGTAGCTGGGCGCGTTTTCGGGTGTGTCTTTGGCACCCAGGCCTTTTGGCTGGGGAGAGAGCATCTGAGTAACGCCCCCCAACACCATGAAGCCCCCCTGATAGACGAGCTGATAGTTCTGTGTCCACACGCCGACCACGATGAGGACGATGCCCAGAATCGTCTGGAGGACACCGCCGCGCTTCGATCCGACCAGCACCGGAGCAATCCGAATGTCGTCAGCGCCAGGCGGGTCGTGCAGCTGTTCCTTGGTCAAGTTCTGGCGCCCCACAAACACGGCAAACTCCATGCCCTTGGCCTTTGCGCCCATCAGGTACTGCTGGAATCCCGGCAGCATCGTGCACAGTGCATGCACCGCCTCGGCCGGGCTGTTCACCGCCAAGCGGAACCTGCGCCCAAAGCGGGCGCCCAGCTTGCCGTACAGGCGGATCGTACGAAGACGGTCAGTCATGGCGCACCTCGCGATGGCGGACGATGCAACGGGTGCGCTCTGCCCACATGCCGCCGTAGGGCACGGTCTCGGAAAGGCGGCCATGCAGGTGATGCAGCATCTGCCCGTCGCCGAGATAGATGCCCGCGTGATTGGTGACCGGCGAGCGGATCTGCATCAGGATCATGTCACCCCGCTGCGGCTCGCCCTCGATCAGGTCGAAGCCCTCGGCATGCAGCCGTTCAAGGCTGTAAAGATCCTGGCCGTGGCTCCACCAGTCGTCCTGGCGTTCGTACTCGGACAGCGGAATGCCCAGTTCGCGTGCGTGGAAATCGCGGACGAGGCTGTAGCAGTCCAGCACGCCGTGGGCGAACTGGCGGCCGACCAGCGGCGCCAGGTAGCCCGAGGGATGCAGCGTCTGCAGATCGCCGCACAGCGGCGCCTCGCCGGCCACCTGACCGACGCTGACGATGTGCCAGGTCAGCCCGCTGCGCTCGCACATGACCCGATCGGCGTCGGAGGGCGTTGCGGCGGCATCGGGATGGCTATGCACCAAGGCCAGCACCTCGCCTTTGTCCTCGGCCACGGCATAGTCTTCAGCCGGCAGACGGAAATGCTCGCTGGGCGTGGCGGCCACGTTGCGGCAGGGAAGATAGCGTTCGTGGCCTTCAATGGCCACGATCAGCCCGCAGCATTCGCGCGGGTACTCGGCCACGGCGTGTGCCTGGATGGCCTGCAGGGTTGTCGGTTGCATGTTTCACCCATGAAAAAGGCCCGCGCGGGCGGGCCTGGAAAGTGGAATCGGGAAGGGGCCGATCAGGAACGCAGCAGGCCCGCGGCGGGGAACCCGCCATAGGGCAGCGGCTTGTCCTGGCCAAAGCGCAGCTTGCAGCTGCGCACCCGTCCGCCGCACTGGTCGCGTGCCGGATCGTCGGTGGCGACGTCGTCGCTGTCGGCCACCGCGGGACCGTTGTAGCCGCAGTACGCGCCGCGATATCCACCACGCACCAGCCAGCCACACATGCCGGCGATGATCTGCCTGCCCGGCAACTGCTGACCGTTGAGATCGATCGCGGTGGTCAGCTCGAACTCGACCATCTGCTTGTCTTCGCCGATCTTGCGTTCGATGAACCAGACTTCGTCGGGGAAATGCTCGGCAGGATCTGCGCTGGGATTGCCTTCCTCGAAGTTGGAGGCGTCCAGGTACTTGGCCAGCGTCTGCCGGCGGATGATGCGGGCGCCCACCAGGTCATCGAACAGCAGGCACATGGCGGTGATGCGACCATCGATGTTGCTCACGCGCAGGCGTGGATTCGGCGGTTGGTCGCTGGTGCGTTCGAAGCCGCTGGCCTCGATCGGCCAAGGGCCATACTCCTGGCCCTGCCACCAGATGAGACCACTCTGCAGGTGTGCGTGGAAGAACAGCTTGTCGGCGCCGAAACTACTGGCGTCCAGCTCGTAGACGGTGATGCGGCCACCCGGCTCAAGTTGCTGGGCATCGGCGGTGATCATGGGGTGTGCTCCTGTTTCGGCCAATCGAATATGGGGGGCTGCGGCAGCGCGGTACGAACCTGCTCCCAGGTCTCCATGTCGGCAGGCCAATCTGTGGCAAGCGGTTCGAGCGCGATGCTGACCGCGTCGCGCCAGGCGATCATGTGGGTGGCGTTGCGCGCGTAGCGGGGGACCGTGCTGTTGATGTAACTGCAGCAGTTCTCGATGCTGTCGTGACCGAGACGAAGTGCATAGGGCGTCATCCAGTCCGATGCCAGGGAGCGCAGTAACTGATGACGCGCCTCTGAAGTCATGCTGCGCAATGACTCAGCGGGAGCCGCGATGTTCCCTGCCGCCAGCCACTCCTTGTAGAGGGGCCATGACCGGTGCCCTCTCGGTATGAAAGTGGATGACTCCGTGCACCTGACAATGTCTGGATTTCCTGTCAGTTGATACATTTCAGATCTCCGCGTCCGATGTCCAGTGCCACCACATTCCCCAGGCGCCACTGTTGTTGTTGCCATAGAGTGAGAACCCGGATTGAGAGGCGTCTTCGACCACACCGTTGATATCGGCGTTGTTGTTCTGGCAGATTTTTCCTGGCATGCCGGACTCGGATGAGTAGAGCGTGACCGCCGCCGAGGTGCGCTTGGGAACACGGTACTGTTGGTAGAAGAAGTTCAGGGCGTTCGTTGCGGTAGACTGCGCTACGCAACTTCGTCCTTGCCGGGTAACCGTTCCTGGAGTGACGGCGACGGGATAGCTCTTCTCGAAGTAGCGTTGGCAGAGCATCAGTTCGATCGTGTCCGGTCGCACTTCATACTCTGTTGGTACTGACCCACGCTCCAGCTGCATGCAGGTCAGGGAGAATGAGCCTGATTGCCCGACAAGTTGGGCGCTGTAGGCCGCCGGCGTGCTGAAGTCCACGATGACATGGAGCTTGCTTTCGGGTCCCACTACTTTCCCTTGGATGCTTGGCAGATCAGCCGTGAACTGGCGTAGCGACGAGGCAGTTCCAATCTCCTGGACACCGGCATAGATCGTCACATCCGGAGACCCGCCCTTTCCAAAGGATTGGATGAAGCGCACACCGATCTTTCTTCCGGGTGACGCCGCCCACGCCTGCATGCTGAGCGTGACCGTTGATCCCGAGAGCGTCTGCACACCCTCTACCGGCTGCGTGCAGAAGGCTTCGGTGGCTGCGGTCGCGCCGGAGACATCGCAGTTCATGTAGTGGGCAGCTCCGAATGCCGGCGTTGCAAATGCCTGCTGGCTTGCTTTGATCTGGCCCGCCCCGATGCACACGATCTGATACCTGTCTGGAACGTAGATTGCGAGCGGAGCCGTCACGATTCTGCTGGCACCGCGCTGCCAGAAGCGGAAGTCGCCATTGATCAACACGTTACGTCCGCCCATCCTGCCGGCGAGCCCCGCTAGTGTGGATACAGCCTGGCCTAGCCCGTCGTAGACCTCTGCAAAGTTCGCATTGATCTTGGTGAACGCCGGACGCTGCGTTTCACCCCGCTTGCCGTTCGCTTGAACGGTATCGAGGTCGATGATTTTCATTGCCATTCTTGCTCCCCTGGCTCCAGCCACCTTCGCTGATTCAGCGCGATGTGCCCTTTGCCGATGTAGAAGTTGTTCGCGAATCAGGTTCCGACGTCGGAGAAGCTGCTGATGTCCTCGGATTCAGGGGCGACGCAGGACGATGCGCTCGACGGATTCCCCTGGACGGCATCGAATCCGATGCTGAAGAAGAGGCGCTTGGCTTCATGCAGCACGATGACGTGGTGCCCCGATCGCAGCGAGGTATTGCTGGTGAAGCAGACGCGGTTTGACGCCTGCGGAGGTGCGGTTGTCATGGCTCAGAGCTCCGCATCGGCCTGGACCAGCACCTGCGAGGTGGTCGACCACACCACCACCGCGCCCGAGAGCTGCATGTTGTTCTGCATCGAGGCGATGACCGCCGCGTCAACGGTGGACTGCCAGCCGGGTGCTCCGCCGTCGAAGTTGATCAGGTTGCCGGCATTGCCGAAGCCCACCAGGTTCAGCGCGGTGGAAGGTGATGAAATCCTGGGCGCTGCGCGCTTGCGCACCTTGAACGGAATGCACGCACGCGTGTCGCCGTTGGCGGTGTAGGTGATGCCGATGATCCGGTTCACATCCACCGTCTCGTAGTAGCGCTGGCACAGCAGCAGCTCCAGTGCCTCGGGCCTGCGATCGAAGTCAGTGGCGGTGTCGCCCTCCTCGATCTGCACTTCGGCCAGCTGCACGCTGCCACTCTTCTGCCCGGCGGCGAACGCGCGCCCGCCAAAATCGGCACCTGCATCCAGCCAGAAGCTCAGCTGCAGGTAGCTGTCCGGGCCCAGCGTCTTGCCGGAAAGGCCGGGAACATCCACGGTGACCTGGTGCCATCGCCACAGGGTATCGAGTACGACCGACGCGCCGATGCTGTCGCGCGCGGTAGACCCGCCGGTGCCATGGGACTGCTGCAGCTCCACGCCGATGCGGAAGTCATCCACCGAGGCGCGTGCCTTGAAGCTGATGGTGACAGTGCGCCCGGCCAGTGTCCGGACGTCCTCGATACGCTGTTGGACCAGTGCCATGTTGCCGGCACCGGCCACGCTCTGCACATCCAGCCGGAGCAGGTGGCGTGACCCGGCCAGCAGGCGCCCTGCCTGGCCGCCGCCGGCAGGTATGTCTTCGCGTGTGGCAGCCACTTTCGTACCGATGGCATTGGCCTGCCAGCGATCGGCGGTGAAGCGTTGGCCACTGCCGGATGGCAACGAGGTGCCACGCTCCCAGACCTGGAACCCACCATTGATCAGCGCATTCCTTCCGGTCATGCGGCCTTCCAGATGCATGAGCGCCGACTGTGCGTCATCCAATCCGGTATAGATCTCGGCGAAGTTGTCGTTGATCTTGGTGAATGCCGGCCGCTGGGTCTCACCCCGTTTACCGTTCGCCTGAATCGTATCCAGGTCGATGATCTTTCTGCTCATTGAACTTTCCTTTCCGAATCAGCAAAGCCTGGCCACAGGTGGTTGCGGCGCCGGTAGAAGGCTCCACACGAGATACTCAGTAGATCTCTGCATCCGCGGTCCAGTGGAACCAGCCACCCCAGCGGCCCGGGGCATTACCCCAGGCCACTTCGAAGACGTTCGTCGCAATTGTGGGGATCGATGCGGGCGTTCGGCTGCTGTCGTCCTGATTGACGTATCCGGGTTCGACCACATTGTTGTTGGGCCTGACGACAATCGCTGGTGTCACCCGTTTTCGCGTCTTGAAGGGAACCGACAAGTAGCTGGTTGCACCGGTAGCGGCCGAGTTACCCCAGCTGTAGCGTCCGCTGTTGGTCGGCGTTCCTGGAACGACATCATCGTCGTAGGACTTTTCGTAGTAGCGCTGGCAGAGCTGCAGCTCGTGGGCCAGTGGGCGCAGATCGAATGCCGTTGCCCGGTTGCCGCGCTCCAATTGCATCATCGCAATGCCAAACTCTCCGTTCTGGCCGGAGATGACACCGCCATAGGCATCCGCGCACAGATCCACTACCAGCCACAGGAAATCGCTGTCAGCATTGCTGCCCAGCGTCTTCCCTTTCACCGATGGCAGTCGCGCACTGAGCTGGAAATAGGTCCAGGACGTGGCGGTGACCGCTACGGTTCCCAGCTCCACACTGACCGCGGCGGACGGCGAGCCACCGGTGCCAAAGTGCTGGATGAGACGAACACCGATGCGTTTTCCTGGCGGACCATAGGCGAAGCCGGAAACCGTCACCTCGCCGTCGGACAGCGTTGCCGCGCTCTCGACCTTCTGTGCGACGTAGGCGCTGCTACCTGCGCTGGTCTTGGAGACAACGCTATTGAGGAAACGGCGCGATTCCGGTGCCGCACCCCCAGCAGGCAGATTGGCCCCGCGATTTGCGGTATGCGTGCAGCCCAACGCTGCCACGGTCCAGCGATCGGCTACATAGATCTCGCCGCCCTGGGTGGTGCCGGTGGTGGCCCGCTGCCAGAAATCGAAGTTGCCGTTTATCAGGCGGTTCCTGCCTGGAATTGCGGTCTGAACAGCGCGCTCCAATGAATCCACGCGCTGCCCGACCTCGGTCACGTCATCCAGCGCGCCATAGACTTCGGCGAAGTTTTCGTTGATCTTGGTAAACGCCGGGCGCTGGGTTTCGCCCCGCATCCCGTTCGGTTGAACGGAATCGAGGTCGATGATTTTTCTCGTCATTGCTGTCGTCCTGTAAGTGCCGGGTGCGCCCCATCACAGCTCAGCGTCGGCCCACCAATGCCACCACCCACCCCAGCGACCTGGATTGTTGGTCCAGCTCACCTCGTAGCGGGAGGGCGATGCATAGTTGACAAGACATTGCACCCGGGACACGTCGTCCTCGGCGATGTGTCCGTTCTGCTGGGTGGTATCGGCGGAGATGATCATCACGTAGGGATGGGCACGCTTTTCCGTCTGGAATCGCACGCTCTGGTAATGCGCCATTCCCGGCGAGTTGACTGAGAACGCCTCTCGCCCTTCGTTGTGCACCGTGTTGGGCACGATGTCGAGGTTGTAGCTCTTCTCGTAGTACCGTTGGCACAGCGTCAGTTCAACACCTGGCGGACGCCAATCAAAGCGCGTCGCTGCGCGACCCGATTCGACCTGGAACTGGGTGAATCCGAACGAACCGTTCTGCGCCACCAGCTCGCCCTTCTGGCCGGTACCGCACAGGTCGAACACCACGTAGAGGTGGTCGTTGCCATTGGTTCCCAGCAACTTTCCCTGGATGCTCGGCAAAGTGACGGTGACGCTCTGGTGCGTGGCCGAGGTGCCCAGTGTGAGCACACCTGCTTCGATCACCACCTCCCGCGCAGGCGATCCGCCTGTGCCGAAATTCTGGATGACGCGCACGCCGACCTTACGGTTCGGTGCATCGCTGTTTGCCCACACAGAGATGGTGATGTCGCCGCTCGCGCTGCGCACCCCCTCGATCTTCTGCCCCATCCAGGCGCCACTGCTGGCAGCGGCACCGGACACGGTACAGACCAGGATCGACCGGGTATCTTCTGGAAAGCCGGCCTGCCCGTCGTACGCGACACGCTGTACGTCGTGGTTGCAGACCAGCGCCGAGTTCGTGAAGCGATCGGCAAAGAACGTCTCCGCCCCCAGGGTGCCAGACCCGCTACCCACACGGCCGGAAGTTCGACGCTGCCAGAACTGCAGGCCACCATTGATGAGGAGATTCCTGCCGGGGACGCGCTCGGCAATCGCATTTTCGACCGTCTCCGGAATCTTCGCTACATCCGCCAGAGCGTCGTAGATCTCAACGAAATTCTCGTTGATCTTGGTGAACGCCGGGCGTTGTGTTTCACCCCGCTTTCCGTTCGGCTGAACGGAATCGAGGTCGATGATCTTTCTTGCCATTGTTGGCTCCTTGAACGAGGTGAATCGGTGGCGTCCGATCAGTTCTTGAATATCTTCATTCCGTCGACGGTCGGACCTCACGGCTTTCCGCCCGATCCCGCAGACGCATGAATGCGCTCAGAGTTCGGCATCGGCGGTGTAGTGGCCTGCCAGGAGAACAGAGCCGCTTGCCAGGAAGCCTGCACCGCCTACGTCCGCCATGAACGCCTGGCTCGTTGCCATGACTACATTGGTCAGGGTTCCCGCGCGCCACGCTCCGCCAGCGGCGTCGTAGTACCTCCAGAAGCTCGGCGATCCGATGTCACCACCTTCCCCGCCTGCGTGAAACTGCAGCTGCGGCGTGCTGCGCATCGTGCCTTTGAACTCTGCAACAACACGGCAGGTGCCACTGTTGAAGGCCACTGCGTTCCGGTGGACGGCCGAGCTGCTCCTGCTGTTGGGAGCCTCTGCGACAGGGAAAGACTTCTGGTAATAGCGCTGGCACAGCGCAAGTTCGTGGGCCGGTGACCTCCACTCGAAGCGGGTCGCCCGTGCGCCGGCTTCCCACTGCATTTCACCGAAGTACAACTGACCTGCCTGCGCGCCAAGCCCTCCTGTGCGCGCATTGAAGTCGCTGCCTGCCGAAAGCCATACCGCACAGATGACCGAATCATCGCCGCTGCCGAGCGTCTTGCCGTAGATGGAAGGAAGACTGACGGTCTTGCTGATCCGGTTCAGGCCCTGTGCGAGCGTGAATACTTCCGGCTGGATCGCCGTGACAGTGGGGCTTCCGCCTGTTCCGAAGCGCTGCAGGAACTCGACTGCGATCTTTCTGCCTGCGGTGCCTGCGTTGTAGACCAGGAAGGACAGCGTGCTCTCCGATGCGGCAAAGGTCCGCACGCTTTCCACACGCTGCTCGAACAGGAAATGGTGTCCGGCGGCGTTGTGGTTCCCGTTGCAGTTGGCGGCCAACGTAAACAGGCTTCTCGGGAAGTTCGAATCGCCCGGGGCAACGGGTGATTTGAATATGCCTGCTCCATCCATCCCTCCCTGCTGTGCAAAGAATCTGTCTGCACAGTAGGCAGCGGCAGCGGTGAAGTTGTCCCCACGCTGCCAGAGGTCGAAATTCCCATTGATCAGACGATTCCTTCCCGAGATAGAGTGTGCGATGGCACCAGGGATTCCCTCCAGCGCCAACGCAACCTCCTGAAAGTTCTGGTTGATCTTGGTGAAGGCCGGCCTCTGTGTCTCGCCGCGTTTTCCGTTGGGCTGGATGGTATCCAGGTCGATCCGTTGAAGATCCATGGGATGCCTACGCCTGGAAGGTCTGCTCGAACGTGGCAGTGATGGTCGACACCTGCCCGCCCAGATGGCTGTCGGTATAGGAATCACAGGTGTACAGCCCCTGCCCCAGTGGCCCCTTCCACAGGAAGCTGCGACCGGCATGACCATCGAGGAAGGCGACGATCTCGCTGATCGTTCTGCGGTTACCAACGAACTGCAGCTGGTAACTACGCGAAGTGGCATTCAGGCCATCGGCAGCGGCCTGCGCATAGCCATCACCGAATTTCGCACGCTTGACGGCGGCGGTGGTGGTCCCGGTGCTCTGGCTGGTGGCAGCCCAGGTAAAGGTATCGGTCATTGCATGGCACTCCTGCTGAGCACGCCGCCGGCCTTCATGTCACGGCTCTGCAGTTCGCGGTACTTGCGTTCCACGAACTGGCCGATCTCGTTGCCGAACTGTTGCAGCATGCTTTCGTTGGTGGTGACTTCCTTTCCACCGTTGTTGTCGATGCGGATGCTTACACCCACCCCACCGCCACCGCCGCCACCATGCGCGGACACACCCAGGCGGCCGTCCGGTCCGCGCTGCAGCGGCATGATCGCTTCCGGTCCCGCTTCACCGAACACGCCAGCACCCTTGGCAAAAGCGAACAGTTGCGGGGTGTTGTAGACGCCACCGGAGTAGGCAGACAGGCTGGGCGATGCATAGACACCGCCAAGCGCATTGGGCGTCATGTTGCCGCTGGTCAGCCAGCTGGTGTTGTTGCCGAAGCCGGCGGCGAACCCCGTCGAGGGAGCTGCGCTGGCCCCCCCGCCCATGCTTCCCGCAAAGGCACCTACCACACTGTTGATGATGCCCATCAGGGCCTGCTGCGCTGCGATTCGTGCCAGGTCTGCGATGATCGAGTCGGCCAGGTCGCTGAAGTTGAGCTTGCCGGTAAGAACGAACTTGGTCAGCGCATCTTCAGCGCCTTTGAATGCCTTGCTGAACAGCTCCTGGGTCATGCCCGCCGTATTGGCGGCAGAGTCGCGATAGTCATCAAAGGCACTGCTCGCGCCATTGCGCCAATCGCCCATCTTCTCCATCCGACGGCCCTGATGGTCCTGCTCATCCTTCAAGCGTCGATCCCGGCTTGAACGCAGCGCATTCGACTGGTCACGGAAGCTCTGACTGCCTTCGGGCGCGCCGCTATCACGCAGTGCCTTCATCGCTTGATCGTACTCACGCTGGATGGCATTGACGCGGGCGAGCCGCGCAGTTGCTTCCTTGCCGTGACCGAACCCCAGGAGTTCCTGCTCATTTGCATTGCGACGCGCTTCTTCCGCGTCTCCCAGCGATCTGTTGAGCCTCTCCAGTTGGGCGGCAGCCGCAATCTCTTCCTTCTTCTGCGCAAGTGCCTGATCGCTGACCTCGAGGCTTGCACGCGCCGTTTTCAGGCGCATCGCAGCAGCCGTGTCGCCTCTCTCCTCCGCATTCTTGAGCGCGATCGCGGCTTCCTCAAGAAGGCGCGTGCTTGCGGTCTTCTTGTCAATCCCCAACCGCTGGATATCGTTCTGGTCGATCTGCTTCTGGATACGCTCGAACAAGGTAGGTTCGGCCGGCACAGAAGGGAGACGTGGAACTGCGGCAAGGGACGGGCCGTGCGCGGGTGGGTCTGCCGATGGTGGGCTGGCAGGCAACGTCGCTTCGATCAGGATCGGCTTTATGTTCCGCTGTACTGCGTGCAGCGCTTCCTTGGCCTCTTCCAGCTCTTTCTTGGCGCGAGCATATTCGGCAAGGCTGTAGCTTGAGCCCGTGGTCCCGCCCAGGGTGGTGTTGCCCCAGCGGCGCAGGTTGGTTTCGGCATCTGCGATGTTCTTGCGCAGATCGTCGCCGCTATCTGCCCGGAACGGCTCCTTCACCATGTCCCACAGCTCGGAGAAGACGGTCTTCGCCTTGCGCCACGCGCTTTCCATCAATGTGGCGCTTTGGATGACCTTGGGTGCCACCTCTCCGATCTTGCCTGCATACGCCTGCATCAGCAGGGCCGAAGCGTCGGCCTGGTTTCCCTGTGCGATCAGCGATTGGATCTGCTTTCGCTGTGCGTCGGTGAGCACATCGGTCTGCTGCTCCAGCTCCCTGAGTGCTGCAACCGGGTCCTGCCTGATCTTGACGAACGATGCGATGACCTCTTCCGCGCTGCTGACACCTGCGTCCTGCCACTGCAGCGCGGCCTGCGCGACCATCCGCAGTTCGTCCCCGGCGAACTGACCTGTCATGGCGACCTGGTTCAGTGCTTCGGAGGCTTCACTCATGGTGATGCCGTCAATTCTGCTCATGGCCTGTGCATAGCCGGTCAGCTGCGGCACGTTGGCGTTCAGCCGATCGCCAACGATCAGCAGTGATCGCTCGAAGGACGCGGCCTCGTCACTGGCGGAGTTCCAGGCGACGGCTACGCCACCTACGGCGGCA